GAGTATCAGCTCAACACGAGCGAGGGTACTATCGAGGACGCTTTCGGCTCGATAGCCACTATTCTTGGGTGCGAGATCGAGGACTTGTGGTTTCAGGACTGGCGGTTCCTCTTTGGAGAGGTTCACAACCGCACGGTCTGTTTCCTTCTTCCCTACGACGACGTTCAGAACATCAACCTCTCGGGGCCGGAAATTTCGGAGGTCGTTCAGAAGCTCGCTCCGGTCGGGACTACGGTAAAGTCGCAGTATAACGGCTCGCTCCTCTACAAGACGAAGGACGAGTACGAAAGGACGAACTGGAGCGGTTACAGCGGCGGCTACGACGCTCTTGACTCCGAGGGCGACCCGACCGGAGAGGGCGGGACAAAAGGAGGACTGATTCGATAAATGGCATACACTTCTAAACTCAAGGAATGGGGAGCCGTCGCTGAGGAGCGGGCCGAGTTCCCTGATGGGTACAGGTACACGAAGGACAACCCGCCCGTCACTCACTACGACAACTTCCTCGTTCACAATCTCATCGAGGACGTTCAGCATCTTGTTGACCTCACGAACGAGATCGACCCGGACAACGACGGGCAGGTGGCTGACGCTGAGACGCTTCAGGGGAAGTCTCCCTCTCAGCTTGGTGGCTTCAAGTTCATTCAGTCGGACAATCCCGACGAGCTGACGCAGGGGACGACGTGGTTCAAGGATTCAGCTCACCTTCTGTTCGTCTCTGATGGCGAGCAGTACGATGTGTTCCCCGAGATGGGGTACGATGAGACTCCCGACTTCAGCGGTTCCGAAGGGTTCTCGCTGACGCACGAAACCCCGGCACGAACTCGACTCGATGCGGGGAGCCTCAAACTCATCAACGAGCAGGTCGTCGCTGACTTCGAGAACGGTATCTCCCCCGACCATCACGCTTGGTGGTGGAGCGACACCTCCGGTATTTCTCACACCGGGAGTCGCGCCGAGATCACGTCGGTCGGGGAAGCCTACACGCCTCAGCTTCAGCGGGACGTTCCCGTGGCTCAGGATATTGAGTTCTCCTTCGAGGTGGGTGAGGACACGGCGAACATAAACGACGAGTCGATCATCCGACTGGACGACGAGAACGGGAACCGTGAGTTGGAGATTCAGTTCAACGACGGCGCGGGGAACGTCTCTCTGAGTGACGGCACGGAACTGCTCCCCGAGTGGACTGCCGGGCAGACCTACGTGTTCGAGGTAGACCCGGACTTCAACGCCGGGACGGTCGATGTGACAATCGACGGCTCGACGATCATCAGCGGTCGCACTATGGGTGCCACCGCTATCTCGAACATCTGGTTCGGCTCGAAGACGACGGACTCCGGGGCTACTCGGAGCGTGTACGTAGACGATGTTCACACCGGAGCGCGGGAGTACGGTGAAGTCGTCGTGTCTTGCCCCGAACCGGATTCACGCATCGAGGGGTGGGACTTGCTCCGGTTCGACCGGACGGTGGCCGGAGAGAGCGTTGTAGTTGATGTGGAGGACGAGAACGGAAACACGCTCGTTGCTGACATTGATTCCAACGAAGACCTCTCGGCGGCTGTTGACGCGGCGACGAACCCGCAGATTCGGGTGAAGTTCACGCGAGCGAATACGGCGAACAATCCGTCGTTTGATTCGCTGTACCGACGGTGGGTTCTCCGCCCCGGTGACAACGGCGTGAACATCCGAGCCTTCGGCTCTGACGGCGCTGACAACGTTCACGAAATCAACTTCACGGCCCCGGTCACGAGGGACGAGGATGGCCGCGTAACGGTTGACCTCGACCCGAGGTACGTGAACGTTACCGGCGACTCGATGAGCGGCGACCTCGACGTGAACGCTCGCGTTGAGGTTGGTGACGATCTCGTTCTTGACGACGATGATGGACAGCAGTATATCGTCGTTGGGAAGGATTCAGACACCCTCACGATTGCCGAGCAGGGCGGTTCTGCGTTCGAGCAGATGGATGTGAACGCCCGGTCGTTCACGAAACAAGGCCACGAAGTGTGGCACGACGGGAATCGAGACGGACGGCAGAATCAGCGGATGCATATGCACACTCGGCTCGCTCGTCGGGTAAACTAACTCTTAGAAGCTACTATATATGGTCAATTACGGAGCAGGACTCTCTGGTAACAAGACAGTCTCAAGTAATGAAACGGCGAATACCGTTATTCTTCAGTACGAAAATCTAACCATCGAGTCGGGGGTGACGTTTACTGTTCCCTCGCCCGCATCTATTCTGGTTCAGGATACTCTGCGGGTTGATGGAACCCTCCGCGTAGATTATAGCGCGGCGGGTGGTTCTGGTGGTGGAAATATGGGGCCTCCCGGCGGTGACGCTGGCGGTTCTCTTTCAATCGCCGCTAAAACTGTTGATGGTACTGGTACTATCTCAGCAGTCGGTAAGAGTGGGGGAACGAATAACAACAATAACAGCTACGACAATTCCAACTCAAATTCAAATTCGGGTAGCGGCTATGCTATTCCGTATGCTGGAATTAGTGGCTCTGATGCATCGGGTGGCCCCTCTGGTCGCAGACCGAATAACACCAACTCCAATGTCATGTCCAACTCGGTTTCCGGCCCGAACGGAATCCAAGAGGACATTCGACTCAAGGAGTTCGTTGAAGACTACCTGATCTCCGGCTCCTACATCACCGAGTCCGTTCTGGACATTATCCTGAGCGGTAGTGGTGGTGGAGGCGGTCGTGGCGAATACGACAACTCATCCGGTGAATATGCCTCCGGTGGCGGTGGCGGTGCTGGCGGTAGTCTGATTACGTCCGGCGGAAACGGCGGTCGCGGTGGCGCACAGGACGGTGGTATGTGTGGAGCTGGCGGTGGTGGCGGTGGAGCTGGTGGCTTCGTCGCCCTCATCACCGAGAACTACGTCGGAGATATTACTGTCAAAGCAGACGGCGGAGATGGCGGCGATGGTGGCGACGGAATGAGCTACTTCAACGGGAACGACAACTCCAACGGCGGCGGTGGCGGTGGAGGTGGCGGTTCCGGTGGCCTCGCTCTCTACTACGTCAACGACGGACAGGTTCCGACCACGAACGTCACGGGAGGTTCTGGTGGGACTAACTTGGGCGACCGTGGTGAACCCGGAAACGCCGGACGTGACGGTACTGCTCTCGTGTACGACGTTAGCAAAATCGCATAATCATGCCTACTGAAAAGACAATTCTTCTCATCCCTCCGGGTGGTCAAGCTCGGCCTGACCCGAGGTATGATGAAATTCGTGAATCGGAAGATGTTGAGGCCCCCGTCACAGTTCAGGAACTTGTCCCTGATGATGGTGAAACGTCGGTAGACCGCGCGTTCGTTACTGACGAGCGAAAGACGCTGGTTGGTGAAGCTATCGCTGACTACGAAGCTGAAAAGGCAAAGACTGACCCGGACGTTCAGGTTCAGTTGGATTCCCTTGAGCGAGCGATCTCGTATATGTGGGACGTAGTTTCCGCAGAAGACGTTGGCTCTGAGGCGCTTCGTGAACAGAGCAAAGAAACGGGCGACTCTACCGACAGCACGACTGACGACTCTACCTCGGCGTAAGCCGGGGTGCTTTTTCTTTCTATGTTCCCGAGATTTCTACTCGATAGTGACGACGATTGGCAGGAGGGACTACGGGCGAACCTGTATCCACTCCTGCATCCCTACCTCAAGCCGCTCGGTGGCTATGCGGTCGGTGAAACGCGACTGAATCAGTACGTCGGGCGGTTCGACGAAGATGAAGAAAGCATCGAGGTGGAGCTGGTCGATGCTGGTTTCCGCCGCAATCCGATTGCGTGTTTCAAGTCGCTCCCCGATGGACGAGTGAGCGAAGGGTCGTGGGTTCTTCTGAACGAAGACGCTCCCGATCACGTCGCGCCGGGGATGCAACTGCACGTTACTATGTTTGAGCGCGACGACGGGCAGAAAGGTCGTGAGATATACGCCCACTACGAGGACGATTGGCGTTCGGCCCCGGTCGCTCATCTCCGCGCTATGAACTTCAGCGCCGCCGCTGGCGTTGATATTGCGGGAGATTACTTAGACGAGAGAACGTTCCTCGTCCGACAAGATTAGTCTCTACTCAACTTGCTCCGGTGGAAGCATACGCGAACCCGCCTTGTGTTGCCAGCGCCGGTCACGGTACGTAGAACCGTGTGAACTGAGTTCCGCCTTCGTTCTACTCTTTTCCAGTTCTTCTTCCTCGGTCATGGGCCGCGCAGTCGCATCGGTAATCATCGAGTCTCGCTTGAAGGGAATTACCTGAACAATTGGAGTCCCGGCGTCAAAGATTCCGTCGAAGTCTCCGCCAGTCCACATGAAGGGGGCGTTCACTTCGTTGAAATAGTGGTCAATATCAACGACCCCCGAGAAGGGAGTGAACGGCTGTCCGGGCCGATTCATCGGGTTCGTGATGAGCGCAGAGTACCCATCAGGAACCTTCATCGACCAGTAGTTGTGGAACTTCATAATCGGCCACTCGTGGTTCGGGAACATCTCCCCGCCCACCTGTTCGAGACTGTGATTTGAAATCATCTCCCGAGCAAACTCCCATTGGTATTCCACATATCCACCGTCCGCAATGAACTGAACTTCTGCGGCGAGGGGGATAATCCAGCCCATCGTCATTGCTTCCATAAACGGGGCACAACGCTTGACGGTGGAACTCTTGATGTTTGAACGTTCGTTAGTAGAACCGTCTTCGGTCTTTGTCAGGTATTGGCCGAGTTGCTTGTACCATTCCGGCATGACCTTGTTCGCCGGGATGGGTTCGGGAATCGCTCCGTACAGTTCTTCCTCAGTCACAAACTCGATGAGCTGGTCTTCTTCCGGTTCTTCGTCTGCTGGTGAGCCGTCCGGCCTCACGTAGTTAGAGAGGTCACTAACGGCATCGGTAACGCTCGAAAAATCCATTTGTCTTCACTCTATTAGACGCGGCACTATGACTTAAAGACTTCTTTTTGAGTCTTTAGTCTAAAAACGATATGATACCCGGAATTGAACAGACCCCGCCCCTCGTGGCGTGGGCACTCGGCTTCTTCATGGCATTGGCACTCAAACGCGGTCGAATCCAGAGTATCCTCGACCGATTCCTCCCCGTCGACGATCAGAATAAGAATTGAATAGACATCTTTAAGTCCTTATCCACCGTCTATTAGAGTGAGGACTTCCGACGAACCCACACGGTTCCCCCTCGAAAAATCCACACCCCGTACTACCCACTAAGGGAGTAGTACGGGGTGTTTTTCACTCTCAGTAGTTCGCTTAGTAGAGTCTGAATAGAACAAACGACTCGATGTAGTGAACCACTCAGAGTAGTCCACCTACTATACTACTATCCTATACACAAATGTCCGTAGTCACAACTGAAAAAGACGAAACCGAACAGACTCTCGAAACCCCGATCAAGACCGTTGATGAATCTCTCACCGTAGAGGAGCGCCTGACCGACAACGCCGCCTACGGTATTCTCCCGGCTCGCTATCTCCGCAAGGACAAGGACGGCGAGACGACCGAGGAGATCGCGGAGATGTTCACCCGTGTCGCTGAGAACGTCGCCGGAGCTGAAGACGTCGAGGACTTCCAGAAGTGGGCCGACGAGTTCTACAAGCAAATGAGCGAGCTTCGGTTCATGCCAAACAGCCCCGCGCTGATGAACGCGGGAACCGACATGAACCAGCTCTCGGCGTGCTTCGTGCTGGAACCCCGCGACGATATGGAGGATATTTTCGAGACGGCTAAGCAGGCCGCGCTGACGTTCCAGAGCGGCGGCGGCGTCGGCTATGCCTTCTCCCACCTCCGACCTCGGGGCGCGTTCATCAACTCCACGGGCGGCGAAGCGAGCGGCCCTGTGAGCTTCATGCGGGTCTTCGATGAGACGTGTAATCAGGTGAAGCAGGGCGGCAAGCGACGGGGCGCTCAGATGGGTATTCTCCGCGCTGACCACCCCGATATTGGGCGCTTCATCGTGGCGAAGCGGAACGAGGGCGAGTTTGCGAACTTCAACATCTCGGTCGCTACGACGGACAACTTCATCGAGGCAGTTGAGGCTCAGGACACCTACACTCTCTACGACCCCGAGACGGACTACACGGAGCCGTACACCGTCCGAGACGAGTCCGCGTACTTCTACTCTCCCGAGTATCAGGACAACCCGCGCTCGGCGTTTGACGACGGCGAGGGAGCTATCGTAGAGGAGAACCTGTGGCGGGACTACGCCGACGAGATCGAGTGTGAGCTGTACGGCGAGCGCGTGACTCTCCGCGAGAAGTGGGAGGGCCACGAGGGTCTACGCATCGAAGTGGGTGAGCCGATGGAGCTTCCCGCCGCGTTCATTTGGGACGTGATGATCGACGGGGCATGGCGCAACGGCGAGCCGGGCCTGTTCAACTTCGAGGAGTCGAACCGCCAGCACTCCTTCGACGTGGAGAAGCACCCGGAGTACCAGATGAACGCGACTAACCCCTGCGCCGAGCAGATGCTCGTCGAGTACGAGGCGTGCAACCTCGGCCACATCAACCTCTCGCTGATGCTTTCGGAAGATGCGATTCCGTTCGATGAGTACCGGAAGGTCGTTCACCACCGCACTCCCCCGGCTCAGGTCGTGGAGGACTACTTTGAGAACTCGATGGATTTCTCGAACTTTGATCGAACCATCGAGGCGGGTGTCCGATTCCTCGATAACGTGGTCACGCAGTCCGACTTCCCCATCCCCGAGATCACCGAGCAGGTGAACGAAATGCGGAAGATTGGACTCGGTATCATGGGCTTCGCGCAGATGCTTTTCCAGATGGGGATTCCCTACGGGACTCCTGAATCATACGAGATGGCTCGGTGTGTCATGCGGTACATCGACCGGAAGGGAACGTGGGCGTCCCACAACCTCGCTATGGAGCGCGGCGTGTTCGATGCGTGGGACAAGTCGAAGTACGCGACTCCGAAGGAGTACCCGGAGTGGTTCGCGGCCCGCACCGGCCTTGACCCGAACGACTGGTCGGACGGTTTTCCCATCCGCAATCACAACATCACGACTATCGCGCCGACCGGGACGACCTCGATGATCGGGAACACGACGGGCGGGTGTGAGCCTGCCTACAACGTGGCGAACTTCAAGAACGTCGGGGAGGACATTCAGGGCGACGACCTGCTCGTGGAGTTTGACGACTACTTCCTTCGGACGCTCGAAGCCAGCGGCATCGACGTGGAGGCCGTGAAGGAGGAAGCGGAGACGCTGATGCGGAACAACGAGTTCGACGGCGTTGACGACCTCTCGATTCCCGAGGGTATCAAGGAGATTTTCGTCACGACGCAGGACTTGTCCTCTGAACAGCACGGGCTGATGCAGAGAGCGTTCCAAGAGTTCTGCGACTCAGGCATCAGCAAGACGGTCAACCTCCCGAACGAGGCCACGCACGACGACGTGAGCAACGCCTACCGTCTCGCCCTCGATGCGGAGAAGCGCGGCGCGGTTATCAAGGGCCTCACCGTGTACCGGGACGGCTCTCGGGACGAGCAGGTGCTTACGACCCGCGTTGACAACAAGCTGGACGACGACGAGGACGAGTCGAACCTCTGCCCCGACTGCGGGGAAGCCGAGATCGAGGATACCGAGGACTGTGCGGTGTGTCCTGAGTGCTTCTACTCGCCGTGTAAGTAGGCAGGCGAGACATTATGTGGAGTAGGGCACAAGTTTGTCCCAATGCCCTGTTCGACCTGTGGCACTCCCCTACTGGTTGGTCACAAATTCAATAGCCTCTATTGTCCGAACTGTCTGGATTTGGGTGTAGTTGACCCTGAGAGCGTTCAGGAACAGATAGACCAGACTCGTCAGATTGTTAGTGAAGATCGGGCTATGACGATGTTGAGTGAGTACGATAAGAACCACCTGATACTCCTCCTGATTGACGAGCTAAATCGAATATCTCACTCGTTCTATGAACGGTTTGACTCTGAACTGCCTGTGCGGAAGTTCGCCTATACGAGTTATCTCCTAAAATTGGTCTACGAGCGCGACGATTTCGGGGACAAGCAGTTCGAGTATCAGGAAGACGGTCTACCCGAGACGATAGGACTTCTCTACGACCTCATCGACAAAGTTTACAGAAAATTAGATCAAGTTGAGGACAGGTTCGTTTACGCTGTCGAGGCTCAAGTAGAGCCGCACAACCCCAAACCGTTCGTTGGTGAACACGTATTCTTCGATTCGGAATATAGATACTGTTTCATCCGATGCTTGGACAGTCTTGCTGGCGGGAGTAAGGAGGGTATCGAATTTTTCTACCGGGCGCACGAGGAAGCTCGGAGCTTCGAGAAGACAGATGTTGACGATATAGATTCTTTACAGGAGTTCACAAGCACGTTTTTTGAGATCATCGTCACGATGGCGTTCATGCTCTCCACGGACAAGACGCTCAATGAAATCTACCATAAATCGCTACCTGACAGCGTTGATGCCTTCGATCTCAAAGGGTTCTTAGATTGTATTGATTCTCAGTTCACCGATGAAGGGATAGCACACATCGACGAAACGGGGACTCTCCCGGTCGCCGCTGAAGAAGGAGTAAATCATTGCGGAGAGAACGTCTTTGGCGATGATTGGGGGCAGGTCAAAGAAAGTCTCCTCGTGAGCGAGAGTAATGTAGATGCTCACCCCTTCCTTTTCAAGATTATTCGTGAACACGTCATTACGCAGGATGCTGGAAGGCCACCCGTTACGAAGGATGAACCCGTTATCCTCTATCCAAGATACTACAATCAGCTCATCAGGTTCCAACTGTTCCCCCTGTTGGAGAACGGGGATTCTCCAAGTGGTCAAGACCTATTAGAAGATGAGTGCGATAGTCGTGGAGAACAGTTCGAGTATAACCTCTATGAATTTCTGAGAAACGATGGCTACGAGTGCTATTACAGCTCGTGGTTCACAAAATCAGACCAACGTGAGATCGACCTCATTGTGGTCAACCAATCGGATGAAGAACTCTGGTTTATCGAGTGTAAATTCCTCCTTCCAGAAACGCATATGCGCTCAGCGAGCGGAGTAATCCGTCTCAATCAGAAATTCGATTCCAAGGTCTACAAAGAAGATACCGAGCATTACGATGCCGAGTCGGGAGAGCCATTCCCTGAGAAGGTAGAAACGTGGTTGGATGAAAAGCCGGGAGACACCTTCTTGTCCCACCTTGACCGGGACGGCGAAGATCGAGTAGAACAGCAATTTGCGGAGGAATGGACTGACCTCGATGTGAGGATGTTCGTAGTTTCAAATGTCGTTCCATCCTACATCGAAAAGGGGGGTGTAGAGTTCTTGACCGACGTAGAATTTATTGAGATGCTGGAAGGAGAACTGCCTGTTTATACGCCCAAATCTTGAATCACAGTCAATAGGTCGTCTAATGCTCTCTGTGCGGCATCTGAACTCTCACACCCGGTTAGTACGACCTTTCCACTACCGAAGATCAGGATAACGCATTCGTGCCTCTCAGGTCTGTAAATCAAGCCGGGAAATTGCTCCGGCTCGTACTCAGTCCGGTCTAACCCCAACTGGATGGCGACCGCGTTGAGGTTCTGCTCGCTTTCAAGTGTCCCCGTACATACGACGTTCTATATCGAGAACCCCGTATCCTCGGGTGATTCGATTGCCCCGAGGTCGGCAAGTTGTGAAAGGAGGAAGTCCCGAGCGGCGTAGATTTCATCAACGTTGTCGGCCCCGTAGATGATGAACTTGCCCGTTCGGTAGACTGTGATGGTGGGCTTGTCCTCGAAGCGGAGGTACATCCCCGGATAATTCTCAGGGTCGTATTCGGCTTCGCTACCGATCTCGGAGCTGAGTTCTTCCAAGGCGAACTCAGAACTAACCGCACCTGACCCGACGACATTGACGATTGTTACCTCATTCATTCAAAAGACGGCCTGTTTAGAAGACTTCCATATATTCGTCTACAACTTCTCTCTCCTCGTCCGTCAGTCCGAAGATGTCGTACACCACACTATCGATCTCATCTTCTAATTCGTCAATACTCGCACTCTCAATGGTATCACGGTCTTCTTCAAACGACTCGATGAGCTGTTCCACTCCCCGCCGAGTCTGTGGTATCGGAATCGTCTGTTCTTCTCCCTTCTTCATATTCCGACCGTCAACGGCGGCGTGAACGTACTTCGCGCGGAGCTTCCGCACCTCACGGCTACCTGAGTCCATCACCGGGTCGCTGATTTCGTCCGAACGACCAGCAGTTACGGCAAACCGACCATCCGATTTCTCCTGAATATCCGCGTTGACCGGGTATCTACGCGACTGCCATTCATAATTGATGTAATCGAGGTTCCCGTCGTACTCTCCAAGATAAGCCTCAGGGAATCTATCAATCCGATTCTCCGTATCGAACGTGGTCACTATATCCGAAAGGGTACTGTTGATACTCTCTCGCTGGCTGTCGCTCCCCCACGAAACTGGTAGCGGTTCAAGATAGTGAGAGGTGTATTTGTAGTATCCTCCCATCTTGATGCTCGTAATGTGCTTGAGGTAGAAGTCAAGGACATTTGAGTTTAGGAGCGCGGCGAATGTCTCAGTTCGATTCTGATATTTCGGCTCCAACTGGACACCGTACCCTGCCTTGAAGTACCACGTCCCTCTCTCATCCAGCATAAACGTAGCTTCACCAGCTATCTCAGCTCCGATTAGCTTCGGCTTCTCAAACCGTTCCATGCTTTTGGGATAGCCGAAGGCATACCAATCGTCGCGCCCTTCCCACTTCCCACCTTCACGCCCTTCTAAGGTTTCCTTGTGGGACTCGAAGTAATCCCACGAGAGCGGAAGCTCATCTCTGATATAGTCCTCAGGGATGAGTTCAACATCTCCATCGTCAGTCTCTCGATATGGAGAAATAACGTGCTGTCCCGACCAGTCACCTCTCCAGCGTTCTATATCTCGTCCCTGCAACCACGGCTTTAGGAGGTCTGTCTCGATCTCGTATTCCTTCTCCTCTCCCTGTGGAATGACTCTGACTACATCTCCCGTTTCATCGGCCTCAATCCTATCTGCGTTGACCGGGACAACGACGAAGACCTTGTTCGCGCTTGTCTGTGTTCCCGCGAAAGCGGAATCCACGACTTCCTCAAGGGTAGAATCGCAGTTCTCGTCGAGCTTATTCAGAATCTTTCGCTCATCTGGAGGACAGAGAGGCCAGTAGCTTTCATCCAGCTCAGACTGAGGATAGTCAAATACGTCAATATAATCGTCGCTGTAACCCGGTTCGTCTCGGTGATCGCGGACTGCCTCGATGATTTCTTCGTCTACTGAAGGCCCACTATCTTCATCCACGTTCCCTTTGACTCGGACGCACCGAATCTCGTTGTTCTCTCGAATGTCCTCATCCGGCTCATCTTCCGCAATTACGATAGCCGGGTAGTTCGTGGCGTCCTCGAATACGCCTGAATCACGGAAGTCGTAGATTTCATCGAGTCGGGAGTCTCGAAGCAGGACACGACGAATCCCCTCCCCGTAGTCCGTGACCATAAACTGATTCGGTGTAATGTAACCGAGTTTCCCGTTTCCGTCCTTCAGGAAATCAAGCCCACGTTCGTAGAAGGGGCAGTAGAGATCGTAATTCTTCGTGGTGGAATCATACAGTTGCTCTAACATCGCCTTCTGCTGGTCGGGGAGGTGCTGGATACGAACGTAGGGGGGATTCCCAACCACGTAGTCGTAGTCCATATAGTTCTTGACGACCAGCGCGAGAACGGTGTCCTCGAAGATTTTGAACAGGCGACCGTCGCCGTGTTCCTCACGGAGATACTGAACCGTATTCAGAATATCGTCCACGTAGGGAGCGAAGAACTCCTCGATGCCATCGTACTCTTGGTTAGTGTAGCGGTAGATTCCCTGTTCAAGACCACCGCTGTATTCCCACGTTTCCTCCTCCATATACCACTTCACAACGTCGAGAACACCTTGTAGCGCCGCGAAGTATTCCCCGAAGTTGTGGATGCTGGCGTTCAAGCGAGCTGTATCGTACAACGGCATCCGAACCCGCTGAACGAGGAACCCATCCTCAGTCTCCTCTACTTCGTCTTCATCGACCTCCACGGGAAGCGGGACTGGAATCTTCACGTCCTGATTGTCGTCCGTCACCCCATCGAGGGTCATTTGCTTCTGTCCGTCGTTCCCAAGGTCGATACCTGTCAGTTCACGCTCGTTCCGAAGCGTGTCTGTTCGGTAGATTGGGAGCCGACGAATGGTGAAGTCGCGGTTTTCCTCTTTCGCATCCCGGTACTCGGGGAGGATAGCGACCATAAACCGAATCTGTGCCATCAGGACGGCGAACGGGTGAATATCAAGGCCGACGATGTGGGGAGTCGTACAGAGGTCGGTGAGGTGTTCCTCCCAATTGGGGTCGTCATTATACCTCCTTACGTCCTCGATGTACCGATTCACGGCTTCCACGAGGAACGTCCCCGACCCACAGGAGGGGTCAATAAGCCGCTCACCAGAGACGCCGACGTTGTAATCAACGCCGTCCATAATGTAGTCGATGACCGGCTGTGGGGTGTAGAACTCCCCGAGAGCTTTGCGTGTCTCCGGGTCGAAGTAGTGCTGGTAGAGATCGCCCAAGAGGTCGCCCTCAATTTCCTTGAAGTCGAACTTCAGGACGGAGAAGAAGACGTGGGCAATTGCCCGGCTGAATCGGTCACGGGTCGCCGGACTAATTTTTGTGACCTCACCAGTCCCCTTCGCTACGTCTTGGAACTGACTGGCCCTCGATGCGTGGGAACGGGTCATTTGCTCCGCGAAGCCGTCAGTCCACCAGATGAAAATGTCGTCCTCGAAAAGGCTCTGAACGAGGTGTTCTTCCATATCCTCAATCAGCCCGTTTGCGGCGACGGGGTAGGCATCGAGGCTGATGTTATCCCCGAACCCTTCGAGTCCCCGGAAGTATTCGCTCATCCCTCCGTAGGCGGTGTTTCGGAAGAAATCGTGATCTTCCGTCGCTTTGGCAAGTAAGAGTCGAGCAAGAAGCGCGTGACCGCTCTCCAGACAGAACATAAAGTCTCGAAGCGACTGCTTCCCTCCGATGAATGGCTCCCACGAGTCAGGAGTCTCATCGGGTTCGCTGGCGTAGCTGGCTTCCCAAAAGTCATAGGCCCCCTTCACGAACTTCGCTTCCTGTTCGTCGCGGAGTTCTTCGAGTAAGTCCATCAACGCCGTGATGAGATCAGCGAAGGGGCTGTTCTCCTCTAACCGGAAGGTGTCGAAGAAGTGTTCCCGACCGAGTTCCGTATCAAGTTCCACTTCATCGAGTCCAGAGAGAAAATCGTTCACACTCTGTGGGTCGGTAATGTCCCATTCGGGCTTTTCGAGAGCGTGACCAATATCGGCGGCGTCACTCTCGGTGGCCTCGCTAAGAGCGAATCCAGCCATTCGAGTATGGCCGTCTCGCCTATACAGTCGGAACTCCTGTCCGTTGGTCAGCACACCGTAGTCGGCTTTCAGCTCATCGACGTAGTGGAACAGTTGGTCTTCGTGGGGGGTGAGATCGCGTCCGGTAGTTTTGAACTCATAAACGACGGTGACTGACTCGTTGTTGTCGAGGGTAACGTAGTCGGGTCGCCGGTCGTCGGGGAGCGTCCACTCACTACGGAGGTCGTGGCCTGTTCCTTCGTATCCGAGATGCGTATAGAAATTCTCGTTGAGAAATGCGTTCTCAACGTCCTTCTCAGTCATATCCTCATCGAGCCGGGAGGCAATCCCGTGGAGGGCATCAAGAATCGCAGACGTGTCGGGCATAACAAACCCGAGACAGTCGCACACTAAAAAGGTTGCATCAACCGGAGTAACTACTCAATAGGTGGCCTGAGGTCACGCCACCGCAGGTCGATGGTTTCGCCCCCATCAAGTTCTACTCGAAAGAGCTGGCTGTCACGGTCGTCTCCGGTTACAGCTCCCGCGTCGTCTTGTAGAACGTCAACGATGGTTCCGTGTTCGCCGTGGTACTCCCTGTGGTCGGGGTCTGATTCGTCGGGGAGATCAACACGAACGCGGTCGCCCTCGATGAATTGTGGCATCCACCTATCCCTGTAAGATTTCCATAGACTCAGAATCCGAGTATCCGTGTTCGTTCCTGAGGTGTTCTAAGAAACTCTGAGGGCTGGTCGTGACGCCCGTTTTGTAGTAGTCGCAGTCCGGGCAGTCATACTCCGGTTCGAGGCCCATCTCCACTTCCTCGGGCTTCTCGGAGTCTCCCCCCTCGATGGACGGGTCACTCGGCCCGACCATTTCGAGATCGCCTACGCCAAGCCGCTCGCCATACTGGGACTTTGCCCAGTCGTAAATGGCGTCTTCAAACTCATCGAACGCTTCATCGGAGTATTCCGTATCCGTGCTGTAAAACTGAATCCACTCCTCTGCGTCAACGTCGAACCCTAATGCGTGGATTCCATCATCGCCAATAAATGAGATGATGAACGCTTCATCCGATTCTGGACGGATACAATACTCCCGAGCCTGATCTTCCATACTGAGAACTTCACGCTTTGTTAGAGGACGCGACGGGAGGGAGTCTACTGTCTCGCTCATTATAGCCAAGTGGTCGAATCAGGGGCATAAAACTGTTCGACCCGTCCAACCCCTCGATGCGTTGAGTCAGGAAAAGATTTCTTCGGGGGAGATGTTGCCGTTGAGGTGCTGTTGTTTCTCCCACTCTATCTCCCCTTCGACCTTGCCGAAGATTTCTGAGGCGATGGTTCGATCTTCGTAGTCGCGGTCGGGGTCGTCCTTGATTGCTTCCAGTTCGTGTTCCAAAAAGGCGAGTTGTTTGGGAGTGAACTGCATATAAAGAACCACACCCCGTGGGTATATAAAAAGTGGTGCTTAGCTACACGACTTCTTCGAGACCACCGAAGTCGTTTGTCTGAGTGCTAAAGACGAATAGAAGACAGTCGCCGTTGTGGAGGTTGATCTTCTGGAGATGAATGTGGTCTAAATTCCCGTTTCGCTCCAGAACTTTGTCTCGAATCCGTTGGTTGCGTTCTGAATCAAATCGGCCCCCATCAATAGGTTTGATTTGCTGTTGTTCTTCGTCAATTCCGCCGACTAACAGGCGCGTATCCCCGTGAATTTCCTTTGAGATTCGATCTGCAATCTGGTCTTCATCGTCGACGCTCGTGAACCAGTCTCGCGCTTTGAACTCGATAACGGTATCCTCATCGCGCAAAATGACTCCCTCGGCATCCAGCTTTTTGGCGTATTTCTCTGCTAACTGATTGAAGAAATGACTGAGCGGGGATTCTACCCACTCTGAAACGACGGAGAAGATAACATAGGAGAGGATATTGGTGAGTTGGTCGCTGGTTCCTGCCTTCTGCATCCGCTCATAGACGAGGTTCAGCTTTTCTAAGTCCTGAGCGTCTGTCTCGTTGAATATCTCGAAGCACCCGACTTTGAATGCGTCTTTGGAAAATGGCCTACCAGCGTGGTATATTTGCGTCTCAGTTCCGTCGTTGAACTGACGGACGAGATCGACGAGCCACGACTCTGCCATCTCGATTTTGTTGCTGGCAAAGGCGATATTGAAATCGTCATGCTCTTTCAGAACGAGGTTGCGTCCGTTCTTACCTTCGGTGACGCAGTTTTTGTTGTCGTATAATTTCGACTGGAACGGCTCCATCGAGCTGGCGACCTGATTGAAGTGTTCTCGATAGGACTTGACCTCGTAGTAGAGACTATGGAAGTCTTGTAGAAACTCCTCTGTATCGTCGTACAACCGATTTCCGAACTTCACCTGAGTCACGCTATACTCGTTATTTGGAGTTCGTAGTACCCCCTCGATGAGTTCGTAATCACCTTCGGGTAGGAGGAATTTCTCCTCAAATTCATCTCTGGTATATTGGAACGCACAAGTGGAGCTGTCTATCTCGGTGAATATCTGAACTTCACCAGCATCTCTGTACGCGATTTGATTGTCGCTAATTCCGAGCCAGCCTGAGAGTGATTTCGTCTGATGGCGCTCGTAGTGTCGGACGATGGTTTCTCCGTCCTGCTGACGAAATTCAGCGTACTTGTTCACGTTGTCGGTGTCAAGTAGGCGCTCGATCACGTCGACGTTCTTCGTGATCGATTTCTCTTTCGAGTCAGTATGACAAATAAAGATAGAGTCAGCAGTAACGATGAGGACAGCGTATTTCCCTTCTTGCCGGGCGCTGGTCATCATGTTACTACAAAAGTCGTTGACCAGCATAGCACAGCTTTGGTCGTCATGCTCAGGATAGGTGTTGAAAATCGACTCGATGAGCATTTCCGGGTTAGGTTCCATATCCAGCTCTGAGAAGTGGTGTTCCCCGGTCTGTGCCTCGAACCCATCGAGGACTTCGTTGAAATTCTGTACCGGCTCTGATTCGGTGATTGTCCGGTTGTGGAGGTCGGAGCTTTGTATCTCCCGATAGTAGACGTAGATCGGGCTTACACTTCTCTCAAAGAGATGTGATTGCTCCATAGGCGATGTTCTTCGCTAACGATTTTGTTGGCTTCAAGAAAAAACTTGGTAGTTGACTGATCTTCTGACGGGTGAGATTTTGGTGTTCAGTCGGAGGGTGTCGGTAAGGATGAAGTCGTAACTTCCCACCGAGTTTGTGGAAATCGGGTGATACTGGCACGGCATCCGGGCCTATACCCGTAGTTTATTTATAAGCAGGTGTGTAAGTAGAGGGTAGAGAAGTACGCAACGTGGGGCCTACCGGCAGATTTAGCCCCTTTACCGCCGCCGCAGGCGGCTACGGAAGCGCGTCCTTGGTAAGGACGAGACCCCGGATTCAAATTCCGGCCTAGGCTCTTCCTGCGGAACTGTGTGACGAGCAGCCGCCGCAGTCGGAGTTCAACTCAGTCGCAGCGCGACCGCCTGACGACGCTCAAATTCCGGCCGGCACTTTCCGTTCGACGCGAAACCGAGTAGCGACGCGGCTACTCGGAGATGCCGTACGTGTCGCCGGTCCAGTCCCGCGCAGGGAAGTCGTAGACGGGCTGGTGGTGGTCGATGTCGTCGATGCGGGCGCGGTCCTCGTCGTCGAGTTCGAAGTCGAGGACGTCAAGGTTCGCGCGGACGTGCTCGGGCGTCGAGGACTTCGGGAGCGGGACGACATCGTTGTCGATGGCCCACCGGAGGACGACCGCGGCGGGCGAGCGGTCGTACTTCTCGGCGACCGCCTGCACGGTGTCGTCGTCGAACACCTCGGTGCGCGCGAGCGGCGCGGCGGCCTCGACGACGGTGTCGGTCTCGCGGCAGTAGTCGACCACGTTGTCTTGGGTGTTCCACGGGTGGTACTCGATCTGGTTGACGGCGATGGGGACGTCGCTGACGTGGCGGGCGCAGCTGAGCTGGTAGGCGCTGAAGTTCGAGA